AGTGCCATCTGTTATAGACTGATGCCTACTCCATCTCCCTACCTCATCAGGAGGAAGAGGTCTTATCTTTTCTGTATCAAAATAAATAAAAACTTGATAACCCTCATCAGTAAATTCTACCTTATCTACAGTTAAAGAATTAATATAATCATAAGTTCTAGTATAACTAGAGGGAGTATAAGTATTATATAAATGCTCAATTATATAATTTTTTATAATTTCTTCTATTTCATAGGCTACTTCCTGCAAAGCAAATTTCATATTTTTTTCCACATAATTAAAAAATGATTTTAAATCTCTAAATTCAGCCATTATTTACATCCTCTTTGTTTAAATTCCCTAAATCCTGACTTTCTAATATCTTAAATAAATTATTTTTATACATATTCAGCATTTCTATAAATTTATTAATCTCATTTTGGTCAAATTCATTAACTATAGCTTCAAAATACCCATTATCTATTAAAAGATTAGTCATTGTTATCTGTTTTTCTAGTTCATTTGGTACAGGTATATCTGTAAAATATTTAATCAATAAAATATACAAATAAGTTAATATATCAATTTGATACTTATTTTCTTTTATATAATCTGACACCTGAACCAATTCATTAATCAATTTTTGAAGTTTAGTTTTTCTAAATTTTGTATCTATCATCACTTTATAACCATTAACATTTATCTCTTTCTGTTTGTATAATTGTTCATCTTGTTTTTTTAAAACATTAAGTGTTAACTTTTTATCTTTTTTAGTTACTTTATCCATTTATATCCTTCCTTTCTTATCATTAATCAAAACATTCATCTATATCATCATCATCAGATTTAATTATATATATTTCAGTTGTTTGAGGACTTTCATGCCCTAACAATTTTTGAGCCGCACTAATATTCTTACCTTTGTGCACCACTAAATCAGTAGCTCTCTGTTCCCTGAACATATGAGGATGTACTCTCCTACCCACTATTTCGCTGAATATAGTACTACACCATCTATTGAAAGTAGTAGAGTTTAATTGTTTTACCCTGCCATCTTTAGTTTTATTAACAAAAACATAAGGACAATCATCTTCTCCTCGAATTTTTAACCATTTTTTGATAGCATCCATAGCTTCATCGTCAAATTGTAACCTTCTTACTTTCCCCTCACGCCCTCTGCCCTTACACCGTATAGGATGAGTAAAATAATAATTTTTTCCTTCAACTTTATTATAATTAATTATTTCTTTTAAAAGCTGTACTGCTTCTGCTCTTCGACACCCTGAAGCATATGTAAATTTAACATACGCTAACATCTGCCACTCTTCTCTTTTCTCTAATTCATTTAAAAACATTTGATACTCTTCAGGAGTCAAAGGGTTTTTTTCATAAACATAAGACTTTCCTGGGCTTGGTATTTTTTTATTAAATATATTTCTAAACATAGGAAATTCATCAGCATAATATATTTCTATATAACCACACAGACTGGAAACCACAGATCTCTTAAACTTAACTGCATTAGAAGAAAGTCCTTTAGATATTAAATAGTTTTGATATTTTAATGCATCTCTAGGTTTTAATTCATATATTGGTTTATTTCCACCATAATTTTTTACCCACTTAAAAAACTGTCTCAAACCACTACGATATTGTTCTAAAGTTTGAGAAGATAAATGTGCCTGCTGTAAAAATTCCTCTGTAATCTGCTTATTAAACTCATTAAAACTATTCCATTCTTCATCAGTAACCTCTTCCAATTTAAATCTATCACTCACTATATCACCACCATTGATAAAATCAGCATTTTATTCATGTTTTAATGATAAAAAAATAGGGTAGGAAAACCCTACCCTTTAATCACTGTTTTTAACATCTCCTGCATCATCTGAATCATTTCTTCCCCTTTTATACTGTCTTTTTTTGTTTTCCTTTGATAAATCATCCCAGGAAAAATTAATTGGGATAAACAAAGTTTTTAATTTATCTAAAGTCAATTCTAATTTACCATTATCATCTTTAACAATATAATAACCATTATCTGTAAACAATTTATATCTTTTATTTAAACTAATACCATTCGGAGGTGAAGCAGGATGATTATACTTAACTGTTATTTCATTTAAATTATACATAATATCACCAACTTATTTATTTTATAGTTATACAGCTTCAGATAAAACAGTAGTTTCAAAGTATATCTTATCCCCATCAGAATCAACAGGATATAAATCAAATTCTAAAGTTAATTCAGTAGCAGCATCACTAGCCATAGTAAATTGAAAATTAGGTTTAATCTTAGCCTTTTTAAAATCAAAGACTACAGGATAAGTATAACCATCATATTCATCTGTCATTAGTCCTTCGCCAGTTATCCTAAAATATCCAGGGAAATCATCTGCTGTAAAAGTAATTTTTCTAGCAGTAGCAGTAGACTGATAATCATAATAACATACAACTTTAGTCCCTTCAGGACAAGTTGTAGCATTAAACGTTACAGTAGTATTAGTAATACTATACATATTTTCAGTAGTAGCAGGGTCACCTACAGTTTGTTCAGTACCATGGTCTCTTGAATCCTCTAATAAATATATTTTTAAAGTACCTGTTACTGGAGTTTGACTAAGGGTTACTGTATTAGTAGCACTTACTGTTAATACTTCACGTTTAGGCACTTGAGTTGTACCAGTAACTAAATCTTTACCTGTAACAGATGCTAAAACCTCCAAGTCAACTAGAGGTACAGTCATACTCATACTAGCAGTTTTAGTATGGTCAAAGCTTAATAATACATAATTTCCCTTTCCGCCTCTAAGGTCTAATCTTTCTGAATCAAGACTAACTTGAACATTATTGGCATAATCTATAAAAAATCTTACATCTCCAGCTCCACTAGTAGAAAAATTATGCGCTGTAACATCTAAAACTTCCTTTAAACCAAATTGTTTAGACATTATCATATTCCCCCTTAATTTTTAATTTGTTCAGCCCAGTGAATTATTTTAATACTTTCTTTTTCAGCCCCATGTAATAAACTCTCAACACTAATATAAAAATTATCAACCATATTAAGTCTTTTAAATTGGTCTATTAATTGATATATAGTCAAATTACCAACATTAAAAAGATTAATACTTGGATGTTTTGCACAAACAGATGAAATTATATCTAAAAAATCTAATCCTTCTTGTTTTTTATTTTTTAAATATTTTTCTTTTAATTTTTTTAATTTTTCTGCTATTTGTTTAGCTCGATTATTAGCATATTTAATTGAATCTTCTATAGAAAGACAATTTATTTGTTTTATACAATCAACAAATTCATTAAAATTATTTTTATCCAAACACCCTGTATCACCATTAAAAAATATTTTCAAGTTAGTATCACATTTAATATTTTTCTCCTTTAAAAAAAACGATAAGGCTTCTATAAACAGATTTTTAATATCATCATAAAAAAACAAAGCGTCAAACAGCTGTTGACACTTTTCAATATAATTATCTTTATAAACTATTAAATTTACATAAGTATAATATTTCGTAAAATTTATTTCTTCTATTTCATTTATTGTCGGAGGATAAACATATCCCAAACGATTTACCCAAATAGGTTTACCTAATAATAAATCAGCCCTTAAATTATAATTATCCACATAATTCATATAACTAACCTTCCCTAATTAAAATCACCAAATTCATAAATTAATCTATATGCAATATAATTTTCATAACTGGAAGGTATAATAGTTCCTCTAACAAACCCCACTCTGCCTATGCCTGTAATTCTTTTGTCAAACATTAACTCATTTAATCTATCACAAATCCAACTAAGCCTTTGGTCAACATTATCAAAATCAAAATGTACCAATACGTCAAATATAATTTTTTGATTTGCTATAAGATAATTTCGATTATTATCCCTTGTACCATGATACATACAAATTCTACACTTTGGTTCTGTATCAAGATTGGCTACAGAAGGAGTGGTTTTAATTACATCCTGAATAATTGCCCATTTTTGCGAATCATCCATATCCAAAATATTTGCCTTTTCAGAATCCAAAGGATTGTCAAATGAATCAGAAGGTTTATAGTACAATAATCTCAACAATGTTTCGTCTGTTGTTAATACTCTGTAGATAGTCTGTAAACTCTCTCTCATTCTCACATTTTCACATCCCCTCAATCCTAAACAACCAATTCAGCAATTATAGTAATTATTCCCTCGGCACCTACTACATTAGTTCTATCAATCCCTATTATCTTATAAACATCTCCCCACATACTGAATTCCGTGTTATAAGTTATATATGCATTATCTGTATATGATATAATTACAGAAATTCTACTATAAGGTAGATTTACAGGCTCATCAAAATTGACTGTATTAAATATCTTTTTATCAACTATACAATCCCAAGAACTATAACTAGGAATTATATCATAAACCGGCCTACCCATAGAATCATAACCTTTAAAAACTTGAGTTGTCCCTGTTTGTATAGTTAAAGTCTGATTGCATTTTCTCATTAGAGCTGAATAATACAAATCAATATCCTGTAACATATGAACAACTAACCACTTATTATCATCAAATGTAATCAAATCTCCTAATTTAATAGGAGTATCCCATTTAGTAATTATTCTCTTAAAAACACCCCATTTTATATCTCCCTCAAGTACTAATGCATCAGATGCTACCTGTAAATCATTAATATAAATCTGGGTATAATTAGGGGAATTTGCAAAATTACCACTAATTAAATTGTTAGTATTATTTAATATTAACTCTTTTATAGTATCCCCACTTGCCCCCAAACGTGTTTTATAAATATCAAAATAAGTCATTTCATATCAATCCTATTTTAAAAATCAGTTAATGTAAATTTCCTCCAATTAGCACCTTTCTTGCTATTTGAAGCAATAGAAATATAAACTGTATTATTATCTCCATCTATATACACATATCCAGCCCCAGGAGCTATAGTGCCATACTGACCACCAGTAAAATTCTTCTTAGCTTCTGCACTTGATAAAGCAGTTGCTCCAGTTCCACTAGCTACAGCAGAAACACCATCAAGAGCATCTATAGCAGCCGCAACTAAAGTAGCAGTATTTTTAGTAGCATCCAAAGCACCTGTGGCATCTGTGCCAAGAGTAACTACAATATCTGTACCATTTAAAACAGCACTCATATTTACATCAGTGCCAGACCCTTCTACAACTTCTATAGTATAATTATTACCTTCTGTACCTACTTCATCTACAGTAACCGTTACAGTACCATCAGCACCAGAACCAATAGTAGCAGATGCAGATTTGGCATTTTGAGGTACCGATTCAGCAAAATATTTTATGCGAATTAATTCCATAATCCTTCCTCCTTCAACAAAATTTTTATTGACTTTCATCCAGTTCTTTTTTTATTTTATTAACTATGTTAATACATTCAAAAATTTTTCTCTTATAAAGATTATAATCAGTAACATCTCTAATACCTTCTAATGAAAAAATAAGACTCGCAAAATAACTATTGTTCCCAAAATACTTGCTAGCACCCTTTAACTCAACTAAAAAACTTTCTAAATACTTTTTAGCATTTTGTGCATCTTCTTCACGAATACATAATAATTTATAAACACGCCCAACCAGCCTATCACAATACTTGTCTAATTTCATATTATCAACTACACCTTCCACTCTCTAATTTTTAATCATTTTAAATCATCTATGATATTGCCATAAGTATATTTCCTTATTAGCTCATTAGTATCCGATTTTATCTCTTTTTTTAAATTCCTTAATTCTTTAAGATGGTTAGCAGGACTGTAAAGCTTAAAATCTTTTGTACCTAAACTAATTTCTACATAATTAGAATGGTTAATTTTCTGCCGTAACCATTCCTGTAGCATCAAATAAGCTAAAATTTCCTGTTCCAATTCAGTTAAATCTTCAGAAAATTGTTTCTGTACATCATCTCGGTCTGCTAAATTAGACTTGCATTGAGTAAATTTAATAATAGCACCTTTTAAATATCCTAAAAGTATTGTTTCTAGTTGTTCTGAAGTCAGATTGTAAAAACCATAATCTGTTACTTTATCCATAAATTTACTAAATATATCAGAATAGGGAGTAGCCATTAAAACCACCCCCTATTCTTCGTTTAATATATCAATATTTAGAGTTTCTTCAATCAACCTTACCCTAAATAAATCATTAAGCTGACCAGATTTAACCCTTTCTTTAGTAAGTTTACCAATTAATAATTTCATATCCTTAGGTGCTTTCTCAAGTACTTCTTTCATTTTATTAGGTGTCATTTGATAGAATTTATCTATTTCATTAGGTTTTATTATATTTTCATATAAACTAGATAACCCCAATGCTTCTACAGCCTCATCATTAAGAATAATTAACCAGGGTTCATATAGAAATTTCGGTTGACTAGCTTTCATCGTAATAAGTTCAGAATAAGGCATCTGGTCAACAGTACCATATCCCTCTATTCTCCATGTTTCTTGAGTTCTTGGATTCACGTACACTAATGTCCCTACAGTATTATTCATAATGTCAATTAAATCATCTTTTTTAAGCTTTTTAGTATTAGCCATAAAACTAATAACTCCTTTCATTCATTAAAAATTAATAGGAACCCCTGACCGAAATCAGGGGTATCTCTGACAACAATTTTTGAACCTCTCCCACTTATAGAAGTGGGAGATTCTCGCTTCATCAGCCTCGTAACCTACTACCTCCACGAGCCTCACTTTCGGACGGTTCCCGCCCTAGTGTATTTTTATATAAAACCTTTTATTAACTAAGTCTATAAATCCCAAATTTAGCAGCAGTAACCACAGCTATTCCAGAACTCTTTAAGAACTCATACTCTATTGAATAATCCATATTTGCCCCATCAAGACGTTCTCTTATAATAGAATCTCCTTCATCAACTATTTTAACTATTTTTTCATCACCTTGAGGAATAATAATTAAGAAACTATCATTAATTGCAAAAGTATCAGTTCCAGGAATATGTGCCTGCTTAATTTCCTGCATTTCAGTACCTCTAAATACTCCATAATAACCCTGCATATTAAAGACTTCTTTTCTCGTATCAGAAACTACAGCATCAGTTACTTTACCAAGAGCATTTTTGGCACCATAAATAACTGCACGTACTCCATTAGACGCCTCTACATGTTGTATTAAATTGCCAAGAGTAGTAGCATCATAGGTACCAGTTACTCCATAGGTAGCAGAAAGATTATTATAACTATCATAAATCGCTTTATAAACTGAAGTATAAATCTCATTATTATAGCTTTGAGAAACCCTATTTACTAGTTCAACCCAATCTATTCTTCCTGCAAGAAAGCGGTACAACTCTTCATAAATTTTTATACCACGCATATAAGTATCTACTTCTATACTACCATCTTCTAATCTTTGTCTCCTTAAATTACCACTACCATGAGACACTACTGCTACCTTAAACAAATTGGGGTTCTTCAATACAAATCTCTTAGAATCTCCCCAACTAAGATTCCTATATTCTGCAAATTTACCAAATTCTTCTTCAATATTTCTACTTACTAGTACATCCAACGCTTCCTCTAATATTTCAAATACTTCTGGTTTAAACCTACGCATTGTCTTATAATCAGGTTTATCAGTACCACATAAATCTATCAAAGCCTGTCTTAACGATTCTTCTGCTTCCTCTCTAGAAAAATCGCCTGTTTTATTAAGATAAATATCTATAGCTAATTGAGATAATTCTTTCACTTTAATATTCCCCCTTTAATTATTTGTTTTATAGTTTAATGTTAAACTTTAACAACCCTAACAACAGTAGCACTATTATTGTCATAACCTAAAGTAGTAAGCTCTATTATCTCAGCAGCAAATCTAGTACCTCCAGTCAAATCAGCAGCAACAGCAAATTTAAAACTACCATTTTGAGGTATTAAATACTGATCTACAACAGGAGTACCGTCTATCCCATCATTAGTTATAGTAAAAACATCACCTACAGTAAAATGAAAAGCCCTACCAATTTTACCAGCAGCCAATTCAAAATCTCCAATAGTTTTACCTGCTTCATAAAGTACTTCCGGAGTAGCATGTAACAATACTTCTTGAGTAGTAACATCAGTAGGAGTTGTTACATTATAAACCTCTCTTTCTCCATCTGCCAACCCATTTAATACAACAACTCTACCATTTTCTAAAGCACCAGCATCATACTTAATTGACACTATATTACCTGCATAACAAGCCTGAATTTTATCAAGGTTAACTATTGTTTTGGCGTTAGCCATTTAAAATCTCCTCCTTTTAATTATTTATTTTTTACTTTAGAATATTTGCGAATTATATCTGCATAAGGTTTTTCAATTTTTTTATTATCACCCTTTTCAAATTGAATATTTATTTTAGTCTTCTTTTTACTATCATTACTAAATTTAATCATCTTTTTTCCTACCAAAGAATAAAGTTTTTCCTCTAATTCTTCTAAAGTGAAATCTCCTGCTGTTTCTTTTATACTATTAATTTCAGCCTCATCTAATTTCTCTGCAAATTTTGTAAATAACTCTTCTTCAGCAATTCTTCTCTGTTCTTGTTCTATGTTTTTCTTGAACTCCAATAGCTCATCTCTCTCTTGTTTTACAGTTTCATAACTAGATTGCAATCTACTAAATTCACTCTTAACTTTTTCATAATTATTTCTCATTTCCTCTATCTGTTTTACTTCTTCAGGTGTTAACCACATGGGAATTATTTTTTGCTTATCACCCAATGTAATTTTGTCGTCTTCATCTACAAAATAGAATATTTTGTAATAATTACCCCAATCCTTTGCATCTTCTACTATACAATAATCATCAAATACTTCTAGAACAAAATAATTATATTCTCTTTCTTCCGTTTCTTCGTTAATTGGGTTGAGAATCTCATACAATTCTGCCCGTATGTCATCATGAGATAATTCAAATACAAATACTATTTTATCTTCGTCTTTCACCTGAAACATCCCTCCTTCTTCAAAATTTGATGTATCTAGTTCAAGTGTTTTATAATATTTTTTTAATTTCCTCTTAGCAGATTCATAATCTGGGTCATCTTTATTTCTTTCTAAAAAAGAAAGTGCTGACTGACATCCTTTAGCAGATAATACTAAAGTATTCTTCTTAATCATACAAACAGGATATTTTAGCTTCTGACTTGGAGCATCCTCCCATCCATCTTTAACCATTAAATAACATTTTTTGACAAGAGTTTTATAATTTTTAGCCTTAAGTAATTTATTCCTTAAAACTGTTTTATCAACTGACCCCCAAGGAGTATTAAAATCAGCAGCTTCTTTAGATAAATCTATTTTTATTTCAGAACCAGACCCCCAATCTTCCTTCTTTAAAAACTCTTTCCCCATACTAATTTTTAATAATTCCATTTCCTTCTGAATCTCCCTTTTAATATCATCAAAAGAAAAGATTTTCTCTATACTTGCATTAACCATTGCAGGTTGCCTATCGTCACCCAATATACATGCACCAAAAAATGAGAATCTAGTAAATACAAAATATCCATCCTCATGCATGTATCCATCAAAATCATCTGCAAGTTCCATAGATTGCTGTTTAATACTATCCCTATTAAAAATATCTATTGCATCATCAAACTTCTTCCAAACAATACCATCACATACTAAAAATTCCCTTTCTATTCCATCATCACATAATTTTATTTCCCATCTAGGATTACAAGATTCAGGAATAACTCCATAGGCACACCCTGCATATTTTAATCTAAATTCTCCATTTTCAACCACTAAAATATGCTTATGCCCTTCAAAATCCTTTTCATTATCTTCGGTAATTCTTATATATCCAAGTATAGGAGTATTACTCAAAGTGGGTATGGCCTTTTCAACAACTGATTTTTCAAAATAGGAATTATTTAAATTCAATCCTACATGCATCAAATAAATCTTGACATTCATAAATCTCTCATCTATATCACTTATCTTCTCAAACATTACAGGAATAGTTTGTAAATTTTTATCTTTCAAACTTACTTTCACCTCCTTAATAAAATTTAACTTTTATTATTATTGTCTTCTCTGTTTCTCTGCTCTATCCCCTTATCTGATAAATCATCATCTTTTAAAGGTCTCCCAGGATTATTTGATTGAGTATGAGCAGAAATCAAAGGTATTAAATTATCTAACAATTCTAATTGTTTATTTTCTAAATTCATAATTTCAATTAATTCAGCTTGCGAAATACCTAGAGAAGCACCAATAAAGAATTTAGAATAACCAAATTCACCAGCTTTTAATAATCTATCGAACATTTGTTTTTGATTGTATATAGTTATATTAGGGAAGGCGAGTTTCCAATTATATATCTTATTACCAAATATTCTAAGTCTCTTTTTAAACCACAGCTCATATTGTCTTAAAAGACTAAACATAATCGAACTACCAAATTCTATTGAACGATCAAGACCTATTTTACCGTTATTTTCATCACTAAAAATTAACTGACTTATTCCAGCACTAGTAAATAAATTTCTTTCTACCTTACTAACTATATCTTCTTCATATTGATTATTTTTAAGTGTAATCGCATTAATATCCATAGGAGTAGTAGCAACCCCTATACCATCAGGTACAACAGATTTTAAAATATTATGAAATGCTCTAGCGTTATCTCCATCAATCAAAAATTCATTCGGTTCAGCATCATTATCAGTTTTCATTGGAACTTTTTGATGAAGTATTTTATAGTTATTAGCCTTATTATTAGTCTCTTGTAAATCTTTAGTATTTTCTAATCCCAATACCTCATCAAAAATTCCTGAAAACAAAGGTAAACAGTAGGGAACACTTCTATCAAGTTTAAAACAAATCGTTTTTTCAGGATTTAATTTCTGCCATCTATATTTTCTATAATCACTCTTGTAATAATTGTATAAATTTTTAAATTCATCATCATAATTATCTATGTTTACATTTGATTTATTAAAATATGAAAAATCAAATTCTATAATATATGTATCAAATGCGTCCAATCCAGCAATTCTACAATAATTTGTAGGCAATTGCTGCCATAAAAAATTAGTTCCATCTGTCCTTTCATAAGCAAAATATAAATCTTCACGTAACAAAATAGGTTCAATAGCAGATAGTTTAGCTTTAATATTATAATTTTCGAGGAAATTTAAAGTCTTATAAAAATTCTTAATTAACTTATCATCTAATTTGTCAATAAAATTTGCATCAGGTATTAATATATAGTCATGAGTAAGCATCTTAGAAAGAAAATTAATCAAATTCTTATATTCTTGGCTGATATGATACAGGTAATTACTTACTTCTCTTAATTCTCTTTCATAATTTTCGGGAGAAGCTAGAAATCTCCTTATCTGCTCTTTAGTATATTTTCTAGAATTACTATTAAAATCTCTAAGAATAGTATCTTGAGCAAGTTTGCTTACATCAAAAAATACCCGGGGGGATTCAACGTCTTCCAATTTCATCTTTTTAAATGCTTTATAAAGATTCAAAAATTCCCGCTTTATTTGCTCTTCAGATATTTTAGTATTTTCCATCTTTAACCCCCTTTCTAATTAAATAATGCATATTTTAACGGATTTACATCCTTACATTTTGGTTTAATTAACCTTTCCCGCCTGTATTCATGTAAACCATGTGCCAACATTAACATTGCATAAAATCTATCATCATTCATTGTATTTTTTTTATCAGGGGGCAAGTCATACTTAACTCCCCCACTTTGAGTTTCATATTTATAAATACTAGTACATTCTATTTTCATAATATCTGAATTTATAAGAGAAATCTCTTCTTCTAAAGTAAGCTGTCTAGTTTTTACTGTATTGCCTTCATCTTCTATATAAACCACACCTGCTCCCGTGTATTCTTTTAGAAATTTTATCTTGTCCATATCAAGTAAATTTATAAACTCATCCATCATTTCATTTTTTGATTTACGTGGGTCAATAACACGCATAATATTTCTAGCATTAGGATATCTACTTTTTAAATCTTTATATAAAGGATTAGTTAAATCAATAATGCCTCTATATAATTGACCCTTATTATCTACCCAGTCTTCTAAAAGCTGGTCTGCATATAATTTACCTCCCCCACCTTCTCCACCATCTATATAAAAAGCAATAACATTTTTATAATCTTCAATTAATTTTCTTATATATTTAACCTGGTCTGTAAAACTCATAGGTATTTTCTTTTTTTTACCCATATCAATTAAATTTAACGTATTTACAACTCTGCCATAAATATCATTATCCTCTTCACATATTTTCATTACCATTATAATACTGTTATCCTTAGTTCGAGCAGGGTCAAATGATAATATATACTTGTCTACTCCATTACCATATAACTCCGGTAGTTCCATATCACTATTTCTAGTAAATACTTTTCTTGAAATTGCCTGCTGTTCAGATTCTTTAATAAATATATTATAATATTCTCTTAAGGCTTTTTCTTTATTTTGACGCATCATATCATCAATTTCAGATTTTTTAATCAAAGGAAGCACAGGTTTACCATTTACAGTTGGTTTTAAGGGAACTTCACAATTTATATCAAATACAACATATCTGCTATCACCCATAAACATCCTTAAAGAATAGTTCTTGTATTTTTGATAATACTCACTAGATTCATCAGATGCCGAAGAAGCCATAATAACTTGAGTAGGAAACTTTTTCTTTTCTAATCTAGCATCATATCCTTCTCCTAAAGCAAAATCCCTTTCCTGTGATAAAAAAGGTCTAACAGCCTGTTTTAATTTTTCATCTGCAAAACCATATTCATCTATAATTAATAAAGTAGCACGTTTACCCCTTATACCTTCAGGATTATTAGGAAGTGCATATATAGCACTACCATTATAAAACTCTACTTTATATTGTGATTTATCATGAGTAAAACCATCTCTATTAGCAACACTCTTTACAGTTTCATTTATAAGTATTTTTTTATCAGTTTTGACAGAATCTATTTTACCCTTAGCCAAATCCTCAATTTTCATAAAAGTTTCTTGGGCTTGAGTTCCTGTATTAGCAACTATATAAATTCTCTGATTTTCAAAAAGTAATGCTTTTAAAATAGCAAATATGGCTACAAGAAAAGATTTACCTGCATTACGTGAACAGCACCATATTATGTGTTCAGCAGTCCAACTTTCCATTATCATTGCTTTCTGATAATCCATAAGAACTACGCCAAGCAAATCTTCACAAGCTTTAACGGGATTGCGTCTCCATTCCCTTATCCTTTGAGCAACAAATACAGCACTTTTATATTGTCTTGTAGACATTTTAGCGGATTTAATCAATAGCTCCCACCTCACTCAATTTAATATAAGCAAGGCGGAGTTCTTCTTCTAAATGTGTTACCTTCTCCTCTAATTCCTTTATTAATTCCCTTTGCTGGTATATTATAGATTTATCATCTGTTTCATCCCAATTGATTTGATTTAAAATACTCTGATTACTTATATCTAAAATCTGTTTCATGGCTTCACAGGTTTTTACATCAAACAAATCTTCCTTAGCTTCTTCTATACCTTTCTCTTTTAATTCCTTAAGAAGTTGCGTTAATGTACCCTTACCTTGAGTTTTATTAGTTCCTCGATTATTTACTGAAATTCCATTGTCTTTAGCAAATTTATTAATTGATTCTATTAAATCCTTTTTCATACTAACTAATTGCTTCAAAGTCCCCGATTCTTTTGATAAAATCCTGGGGTCTCCTGTAATCCTATTGATAGCAATATTTATTTTTCTTAACTGATTTAAGCTTTGCACTATTTCCAATACAATAGATAATTTAAACCCATCATTAAGCGTATCTTCATCCAAATAATTAATAAGCTCATTAAACAAAAAGACCCTATCAGATTTACTTGCTTCTCTGAATGGGTCATAATCCAACAGCCTTATACAATCTTCTTCTATCTCTTTATCCTTATCAGTAGGATTAATAATTAAATCATTATTCTCAATATCTTCAATTATTGATTTCTTATCTGATTTTTTAGGTTTTTCAGGCTGTACTGGTAAATCATCTTTAGGAATATATTCATCTCCAAAATGCAAACCCCGGTATTGAGGTAATTTAATATTTTTTAAATAAGTCGGCAATAAACCCCCTATGGCAGTGCCAGGAGGAATAATTTTAACAAATTTTTTATCTCCTTCTTTATTTTCCCTATAAACTATTTCTACATTTTTGTCATTATTTAAAGCATTTTCCATAGATTTATCATATATTTCTTCCAAAAATGGTACATCTACCAATTTACAAATATGTATAATACCTTCTTTGACATCATCAAATTTTTCAAATTCCTTTTTTAAACAACTTTTGCATATATCATCTCTTTTATCTTTATTATGGTAATTTATATAAAATTCAGATATTTTTTTTGTTTTATTACACAATTTACATTTTTTTCGTTTTTCTGACATCACCTCACCATCCTTTACTTCTCAAAAATGGCAGGGGAGGCAGGGCTTAAACCTGCAACCAACGGTTTTGGAGACCGCTAC